CTAAAAAAATATTCGCAAAAATTTATAAATCAAATATAACATCAATACTACAACTCCGATTATAGATAGCATAGCAATTAACGCCATAAATGTTACGAGACTTTCCGCTAGCTCAGGAGTGAACGCTCTCCCTGCGGATTCGATGACTTGTGCTGTTGTTTCCATGATTTTCTTAACTCCTTATTTGAGTTCCGTGACGTACTCCACACTTCCGTACTTATTGTAAGCGAATCCTAATTCTTTGCCTACGTAACCGAAGATATGCTTGTCCGTCTTGTCAGTCCCGATTTGACTTAGCAAAGTCGCATAATTGACTTTGACCTGCTCTACCAATTGACCGACAGCGTTTTCTCTTGTAGCCTCGCTTATACCGTGGAATACCACATTATGGTAATTCCGTCCTTGGTACTCGCCTTGATTGATTGTAATTCCTACAATTTTCATGTTGACCAATCCTCCTTTCTATATGAATATCTATGTTAATTTCGGTTTACCCCTTGGGCGGTATACTTAAAATGGATACTCTGTCTTAGAATCACACTTGCACTTTTTACGCTTTTTAATGTCTAAAATCGTCTTAACTATAAGACAAATAACCATTACGATTACCGCTATAGGTATCATGATTCCCAATATCACGAACGATACTCGTAAAAATCCGATTACCAATTCGGGTGTAAAAATTGTACTTAAATTCATGATTTATGCTCCTTTTGTGGTGGTTTTTTATGAGGTTAGTTATATTATACTGCTTTTTGGTGTAATGTTCAATATACAAATACACCAAAAAGCAGTAAAAGTTCTTTGAATATATTGTGCAATATTGACAAATCATCGAAGTTTGTTGTATAATTATAAATGCAAGGAGGTGTAACGATGATTACAGTTTTATCAAGGAATCTTAAAATTTTAAGAAAACAAAAAAATTTAACACAGCAACAAATGGCTAATATCTTAAACGTATCGCAACAGGCTTATGCACGATATGAAAAAGGAGACAGAGAACCCGACTTGTCAACTTTAATTAAACTTGCAGAATTTTTTAAAATATCTCTTGATTATCTTTCAGGGAGATATGTTGAACCAACGTTCAACACTCAATCCGTTAATCAAATGGTCATAGGTCAAAACATAAAGCAAAATATAAACCAATCAATAGGATAGAAAGAAAGAAAGGACGTACAACTATGGAAGACTATATTTTCATTTTTCCAGAGGAAACCTTAGAAACAATTGAAACATTGCCACCTATAGACCCTGCGGAAATGGACGGATTTATTAACGGAATGATAGCTTTATTTGGTCTTACAATGGGCGGTCTTGTTATTTTTATGATACTTCTTCCGATAATTACAATAGTAAGTATAATATGTATTACATTAATAATTTTATCAATTATAAACAAGAAAAAGAAAAAATAATAACCCTTGACAAATCTTAAAATCTATGATATCATCTTACAAAGAAAGGCGGTGAGGATATGCCGACAAATAAAAATGCCGATTTGAAACAGAATTACCATAAATTATTGATGTTAAAGCATGAAAATGAAACATTAGGAATCAAAGTTCATGGTCTTGATAAAATGATTCTTGAATCAAAGTCGACAATGGATTTGGAAGATGTTTCATATGTAGATAAGCAATTCAATGAATGGCTGAAATCTCAATAACATTAAAAGCCCCTCAAAGAGGGGTTTTCTTACGCAATAACGCAAATGCAAATCCGAATTTCTCGCCGATGTCCGCAAAAATACAATTCAAAACCTGCAGGGTCCCCAGCCGTTGGCTTCGGGGACCCTCTGCAGGCATCCTTGAACAAAGTATTATTGGGCGGGATTCATACGGGGAGGGAATTTCGCGTTTGTGCATTTTGACGAATGAATAAGTCTTGATTGAATGTGATGAACTCCCCTGCTCTCTGCATGGGGACGTATGTTTAAGTTGAGCTGAAACGTTGAAGTCCAATAAATGGCTTGGTTGAGCGATTCTTTGTGTTGGAATCATTTTCGTCATTTTGACGAATGAATTTGTGTTGACGAAAAATCCCATTTGGATTCATCTAGTCAAAATTATACGAAATCAAGTGGGAATTTTGAAATGCTCATTAACAAAAATTCCCATTTGGATTCATTTAGTAAATATTATACGAAGTTAGGTGGGAATTTTGAAAAACTCGAAAGTATACTTCTTGGGCGGTAAACTTTTGGCACGTTTGAAAAGTATACCTCTTGGAGGGTAAACTTTCGATTCTTAATCAATAAAAAGTTGACCCTCAATTTCATCCGAACAACGACTGCGACGGTTCGGCTTATGGTTAGCTTTGAGAAATTCATATCTGTGCATGGAGTGAGCCATTTCCGATAAACTGTACTCACGACTTACACGAACTCCCGACAAGGGCTCAACCGCAGAAACGTTATAAAGGTTATCATCATATTTTTTCACGCGAAAAATCTTGATGTCTGCATAACCTAAACTTTTTATACGCTTTCTAAATGCCATAATTGTAGGGTGTTGCATTTGAAATCCTCCTTAAAGTTTACTTACCAGTGAGTATACTTTTCAATTCCTTAACATCTTCAATCAGCAAATCTAACTTACTCGGCTGGTTCAACTTTCGGCGAACATAAAACCGCTTTCGTTTTCGGGAAGTATAAAAGTCGCAATCGTGAATCGGTCCGAATCGTTCAACGTCCTGACCACACCGATGACATCGCCACGGTAACAGCCCATCGGTTTGGTAACGATAAATCTTCACAATCCACGGACAGCCAAATCCTGTACAACTTGAGCAAAGACAAAAGTTACAGGAAGACGTCCCTCGAGCGTGATGATTCAAGACACGTTCTGGGTCAACTTTTCGAATACATATTAAATCATTCTCTGAAAAAATCTCAACACGGCAGTTTTCGAGGTCGTAGACTTCTCGAATGTGTTTCGGTATAACGAGCCGTCCCCGATTGTCTAACTTTCGGGTGCAATTGTTATTATACATCAGAAACAACCTCTGCATTTCCCCGTACCTGTCGCACGGTTGTACATCGGGAATTCAGTTTCGGGCTTGAAAAATCCGCAACACTCGCAACGGTACATATGTACAGGCTTTTCAATTACTGTAGGTGTCGTGAGAGTTTCGGAAGTTTCAAAGGCAGAATGTTTCCCATACTCGGCGATTAATGACTGATATTTTTCGTTAACAACTACAGGCTTATTTTTGAGTAAATCCTTGTAAAACTACTCTTGACCTTTAATTTGCATGAGTGTCCAAATAGCGTTACCGCTTTGCCTGTAGACGTGTTTCTCGGCTCTTGTGAGGTTGTAATCTGTCTCACATTTAGTCCAAAGCTTGATTTTTTTAGCACTATTTATAAATTTCAACCACCATTTTTGCGAAAGCCAACGACTTGGGTTCGATTCCGTCTTACTCGGGTGAACATAGCGAATGTAATGGTTAAGTACACCGTGAAATAATTCGCCGACTGAATTACCCTCTAAAAGATTGATTATAAACGCTCTAGCACGTTCCCGTCTAAGCTGTAATTCAAATCGAATCCAGTGACCTTCGTCTTCACGTTCGAGTTGACGAGCCTTGTCATAAATCCTAAACATGATTTCAGATTCATTCGAGCCAATTTGAACACTTTTACCTGTATGGGAAGATATGCACATAAAAGCAGTTGTCGAGCTAACATAATTCCCCTTGTCGGTTTCTCTGAAAATATGATTTATGTCAAGAAGTCCCACCTTGTCATCAAGAGCAATGTCAAGCCGAGTAGCATTGCATTTCATCTTGATAATCAGTCTGAAAAGTTCAATCCAATCAAGTTCGCTAAACTCGTCAAACGCACGACACCCTTGACCCGACATTTCAACCCACACTCTGCCCACGTCTTGCGGATTATCGTAATGAACGTTAACACCGTTGAAGTGTTCACGTTTTCTATAACCGCGTGCGTTTTTCTCGACTAAACACCAGTCAACATCGTCAACAAACCCCATGGCACTGATGATTCCGTAAGGTGTGTATTCCGTGGTCGTAAAACTCAACCAGTCAAAAAGTATGATTTCATCTCGCATAAAATAGCCCTCTTTTGTTGATTATCACTATGTTTATTAAGGTTTTGTGATGTAGATAGTACCCCCCTGTTAGCCAAGGGGGGTCAAGCGGACCGCTTGTGGGCAACGTGACGTTGCATCCAGTTCGCCTACGGCGGGTGGCGAGCAATGTCACAATGCTTGTTCGCTTATTTTTTTAATCTGAACAAACCTTTCTTTTCCTCACGGATATACACGTTCTGCGAATTAGAAATATGTTGCTCTGTCGGCTTAAATCCCGACTTAACCATCGCTTCAATTTTATGGTACGTGTCGAAACATTCACGTAATTTTTGATTGTGAACAAAGAAGAAAACTCCACGGAATTTCTTCTTGTCAGGTGTCCCCGAGTCGGCTTTGATTTGAGGTTTGAATTTTAACACCAAAGTCAGACACCCTGCCAATGTGTACGGTTGATATAATAAGTAGGTCTGTTCTCGAATCGGTTTTGCAACTCTTGTGAACACTTGAGATGTTCCAATAATACACTTACGCTGTTTGCGTTGTTGCGTAATCTCGGTCATCATCTCGACAGGAAAATCTTTCGACTGCAACGAATTGAACCAATTCTGAATCTCGTCAATAACGTCAATCTCGCCATAGATGCCGTTTTCAGACTTTACGACATCTTCCCATGAGTTGATTTTACCGTCCTCGTGCTTGTACTCAAAATTGGTCTTGACTTTGATTTTCGGATACATCCTTTTATATCGTTTTAGTAAATATGCGACTGTAACGGTTTTGCCGCTTCCCTGCTCTCCTGCAACGATGTGAACCCCATAATCTCGGAAGAAATCGGGGTCACAGTTGAGGTTGTCGTAAGAAAGCTGTCGAGGGAAGTCCACAAGCAGTTTCTTTAGGAAAAATCCATACCCGACCTTTTTGTACTCGCCTTTGATGGGTTTCATCTTCTTGACGAATCGCCAGTAAATGTACCATATTGTGTATGATGTTAAAACAGGTGCGAGTGCGAAAAATAAGTTTCTTAGTATGTTGATTGTTGATTCCATGTGGCTTGATTCCTTTCTTTTATGCTCCCATTGTGGGGATGAATGATTTTAATCTGACGATGATTGCTATAGTGATTTTAGCTAAATCAAAGAGAAGATTAATTATAATAATCGGCATAATTATTCCAATCGGAATAAAAAAATTAACTGCTTTGAATACATCTACAAACGATGATGAAATATTCATCGGAAACATCGACTGACCATTTCTCGGTAAGTCTGGTAGTAACAAGATTAAAGTCTCTGGTAAGAATAAAAATGCGTCAAATAATACTTCAAAAATCATGTGATACCTCCAAATACTTTAGGAATTTTTTTGATTATACTTTTTCCAAAAAAATAATATATAATAGCTACTGTAAAAAACCGAATAAATGGCATATACGGTATAAATGGAGTAAAGTCTATAAAATCGCCTTCAAAATGTGCACCAAATAAATAAAAATTACCTTTAAACATTGAAGGAGTTTCACTATTATAATAGTCCGAAGTTGGGTTATCAGATGCACTATTAGATATGTTTTTATGGAACTCCTCTATAAAAAGTCGTGCATCTTCAATAATAGGTAATTTATGAATAAGTGAATTATAAAATTTGTCAAAACGATTTTTTATATAACCTTCTTTAGGTGTAAATGAACGAATAAAAAACTGCTTAATATCATCAATTATGTGAGTAAAAAATGAACTTGACGAATCATCAGAATTATTGTCGTCATCACCTCCATCATCGTAAATTGCATTATCATCGAAATCAAAATCAGTATCTTTAAGTGATTTTATCCAATCTAAAAATGTCATACCTATTTCACCCTCAAAAGTATGCGGAACGATAAAACATTGTAATTCATTGGATTTCACTTCTGCAGTCCAAGAATGTACTGTAACACTACTTCTAACGTCATAATAAAATACTGGATTAGTGGGAACGTTAATATAACGCTCCTCCATGGATAAAGTTTGTGGGTTATAAAACCTTGAAAAAATCACTAATTCATCAGGTTCGCCAAATGAATAAATTCTTACAAACGTTTCATTAGAATCAAAAATAGTGATAGAGTTCGAGGCGAGTGTGGAAAGATTAATACTTCTTAAATTTTGGTTAGTCATAATCGGGCTAAACATAAACCCAAACTGACGGAACTGACTAGAACACATAAGATAAAGATTGCCGTTGCGAACAAAATACGGAATATAATAAAAACTATTTGCATAGTAATTCGAATTCAGTGAAACACTGTTATCCCTATGATACGGAGTGTAAGTTGAAGTAGTTCCAAATTGATATTTATTAAACACATATTCACCAATCCGGATTTTACTGGAACTCGCACTAACAGCCGAAACTTTCGGTAAACTAACGAAAAACGATAAAAATATAACGACAATCAAGACGATTGCAACAATCTTAAATGCGTGATTCTTTGAGCGGTTTAGTGTAAACATTTTATTCTATTCCTTTACTTGTAATATGGGGAAATAGGGACTTCGTCTGCGGACGAGTCTTGC